CACCAAGAATGGTGTGCGTTATCCTACTATGGTGAAGACTTCTGACTTCACTGTCTTTGATAGCCCACCGGGAGCATGGACTGCTGCAACGACTAACAGTGCAACAGAGAACGTCTTAGGTGACCTTCAAGATCCATTGTTAGATGGGTGGCCGTTGCGTGACCGACTGATCCTTTATGCTCGTAACGAGACATGGATCATGGAGTATCGGGGTGATACCCTGATGTTCAACTATCGTCGTCTGTTCAATAACAGGGGTGTCATCAACCAGAACTGTGTGTCTGAACACAACTCCATCCACTATGTCTTCGGTAATGAGGACATCTGGTCCCACGATGGTTACCAGAATAAATCCATAGCTATGGGGCGTGTACGTGACTTTATCTTCAATAACTTGGTCAAACTATACGCCAATCAGTTCTTCGTCATAAACAATGCGAAGCAGGGTGAAGTTCTGTTCTGCTATGTGTCACGAGATGAATACTGTAAGTTCCCAATTGGCAATGCTGTAGGTTACCCCGGTTGCAATAGAGCTGCGGTCTACAACTACGTCTATGATACTTGGTATTTCTATGACTTACCGTATGTAAATGGTGCAGCAAGAGGCATTACCTTCTCTGGTTCTAGCTTTGCTGACATGCCGACACTAACCTATGACTCAGTGGGTGGTTCCTATAACTCATACTTCGATGGCTCACAGCTTTACCTTATGACTGTAGCTACTGGAGCAACAACACCTACGTTTTCTACAACACCTAAAGTACATGTGTTTGAGGCTGCTAACATTGTGCAGGGTGTGGGTGTTCTAGATACAATTGCTACAGCTCCAGTGTTCATTGAGAATAAACTCATGGACATGGATGAAATTTCAAAAGAGCTACGTGGCTACAAAGTAGTCAACCAGATGTGGCCCGAAGCAACCTTTGCTACTGGCGCTCCAGCTTTGACTTTTACTTGGGGAAGCTCTGATGCACCCAACGTTCAAGCTGTCTACGACCACTCGATGACTTTCGATGGCTCTGTTTATAACAAGCTCGATTTCAATGCCCCCGGTAAATACTTGAGTTTGAAGATTACCTATGAAGGCATACAGGACTTTAGTTTGTCTGGTTGGGATTTAGATTATCAGGTATTTGGACATAGGTAATGACGGATAAGCCACTCGACACATACATCAAGTCTCCACCTCCTATCGACGAAAAGTCTCACTATACCTACCTTGAAGACCAGCTAACAAAAATTGAAACGGCTAGTAAGTCTCATGTCGTTCGTATAGCAGACAATAACACAACAGCTCAGGCTCTTATCCAACAAGAGTCAACTGCTCGTGTAAACGGGGACAATGCACAAGCTACTTACACGCAAACTGTAGCTGCACAAACTTTAGCTTCAGCTCAAGCGTTAGTTACTACTGAGACTACAGCACGAACAACTGCTGACAGTGCCTTAGCGTCATCTATTACCAGCTTAACAGCTACTGTTGGTTCCAATAGTTCAGCAATCACCTCTGAAGCATCTGCTAGAGCGACTGCTGACAGTGCATTAGGTTCACGTATTGATAACTTAGTGTTGACCACTAGTTCCTCCGCTGCTGTCATTATTGATTCAGAAGCGACAGCTCGTGTATCAGCAGATACTGCACTTGGTGCGCGAATTGATAACGTTACGTCTACTGTTAACACCAATACGGCTGCTATCAGCACTGAACAGACAACTAGAGCTACTCGTGATGACGCACTAGCCACACAGCTCTTCACGATGTCCTCTGGTTCCTCTCGTGTCTATGTTGCTACAAGTGCGCCTAGTTCCACTGGTCGTCAGCCCGGAGACGTATGGTTCGATAGTTCCACCAATAACTACAAGCCCTATGTGTGGGCACGTAGCACTCCAAGTGCAACTACAGGCACCTATGACTGGCGTGATAACAGCAATGGTTCTTACTCCAACAATGTCGGCAACTACGCTGTCTATACGTCGAACATAAGCACACTAACGTCTACTGTAGGCGATAGTACTACGGGTCTAGTAAAGGACGTAGGTGCGCTTAAAGTTGCTGTAGGTGACTCTACGGCTGGCTTAACGCACGATGTGTCGGCTTTGGTTACTACTGTTGGTGGCTCAACGTCTGGACTTGTTCAATCAGTTAACAGTCTCAATACGACAGTTGCCCAACAACGTATCTATCGTCAAAACACTGCACCAACATCTGCTGACCGTAAGGTTGGTGACTTATGGTATGACACCTCTAACGGTAATGCACCTTATTTCTGGAATGGAACCTCGTGGATCGTCAATACGGATACTACGAGAGCATCCAGTGCTGACCTGACGACTGAGCAATCAGTTAGATCCACTGCCGATAGTTCTCTTGCGTCTTACATCATGACTGCATCAGCGGGAACTAGTCGTGTCTATACGTCTGACCCCGGTACATCTGGTCGTCAGAATGGTGACACATGGTTTAAGACCACAGAGAACTTTAAGCCTTACGTTTGGTATAACAGTCAGTGGAACGATAATAGTTCTGGAGCATACACTCAGTATGTCGGACAGATAGCTAGTGTTACCACTACAGCTAATGCAGCCTACACAAATGCTGGTACAGCGCAAACTACAGCTAACCAAGCGAATACTACAGCTACTACAGCTAGTTCTACCGCAACAAACGCATACAACACAGCATCAAGTTTATCTTATGAATGGAGAGTGCAGGGAACCATTGATGGACAACCCGCTGGCTCTGTAAAGCTTATAGGTGCCAAACGAATTAATAGTTCGACTGGTCTTTCTGAAAACTATTCTAATCTCATTATTGACTCTAATTGTACTATTAACGGTAATTTGTTGGTTACTGGTAGTGTCACTGGTGCTCAGATTGGAACTGGAACTAATGGTGTAACTACAACTAACATTACAACTAATGCTGTTTCAACAGCCAACTTTGTTAGTGGTACCAATACTACAGCATCACCGACATCTGTTCTAGTTACAGTTAGAGCTGGAGCTACCGTTCAAGTTATTGCTAATTGTAGTGCTGGATCATCACAAAGTACAGAAGGCTACTTATCTAACATTTATGGTACAACAAACGTTCCATCAGACCCATCTACAAATGTTCAAAATTCTGGAACATTATATATTGACAGAATAATAGGTGGTGCAACTACCTCATCGTCTTTTGCAATTATGGGACAATTTACTGGATCGTCAAATTCCGCAACCGGTACATATGGTGGTGGATTTTATGGATGGAACCACTTCAGAAACTATGTGACATTTGGTCAAACTGGCGTTGCTTTCTATAAAAACACTACAGGATCAGATCAAACAGTTACCTTTTATACCAGATCCACATTAGATCCATCAGTTACATTAGCAATGAGTGTCGTAGAGTTAGCACGATGAATTTTATTCGATACAATCCAGAAACAGGTGTTATTGGCTGCTCAGGATACATGGACGACAAGCATGTCCAAGCTGAGATAGACGCTGGTAAACCTACGTTATTTGCGACAGATATTTACGACATCACTACTTATAAAGTGAATGTCCAGACAAAACAGATCGAACCAAAATAATTATTATGGGGCAACGACCCCTCAATAGGGGGCTACCCTTTGACATCTTATAATTTCCTTCCGACCGTACAGAACACAAGTTCAACCAGTACATCAGCACCCTCATGGGCACCACAAGTAGGCGCATTGACACAAGCTTTTGGTGGCGCACAGAATGCTTATGCTCAACAACTAGGCATGGGTAACTACAATGGCGACTACATCGCTGGTGGCACACAGCCGCAATATGACGCCATCAATCAGGCGACTAACTTTGCTCAGGGTGGTGCAGCGAACGTTGGTAACAACCAGATAAACACTGGTCAGGGCCTGTTGTCCAATTATAACACAGGCACCAACGCTGCGAATGGTCTGTACAACTTTGGGTCAACTAACCAAACCCAAAATAACATTAATACCGCCAATCAGTATGCTAGTAATCCATATATCAACCAGCAAGTACAAGCTGCTGCCGCTCAGGGCGCTCAATCTATCTCTGAGAACGACATACCAAACCTTTATAGATCAGCGGCTTCTTCTGGTAACCTAAATTCCGATAGAGCTGCTTTAGCTCAAGGTGTTATCGACCGTGGACTTGCGCAACAAACATCAGCAAACGCAGCGAACCTTTACGGTAACGCATGGAACCAAGGTCTTGGGGCTGCACAAACGCAAAACCAGCAGCAATTAGGTGCGCTTAGTAACGCTGGTCAACTAGGGTCTAGTCTTGGTGGCGCTGGTTCATCAATGATGTCTCAAGGCATCAACGACCAGCAGAACTTAAGCAACTTATATTCTGGAGCTGGCTCAAGCTTACAGAACCTCAATCAGGCAGGCCTCAGTAACGCTCTCGCCAAATACCAAGGCAACATCCAGAACATGTGGTCACCAGTGCAGAACCTTTATGGCATCGCTGGAGCTAACAACTGGGGTTCCACAACGTCATCTAATGGCACCTCTATGGGCATTAGTCCTGTTGCTAACCAACCGACAACTCCCGGCGCTCTTAGTTATCTTGGTGCTGGTCTTGGTGTTGCTGGATCTATTGCAGGAACTGCGGTTGGTGGACCTGCTGGTGGAACAATAGGTGGTATGGCTGCTGGTGCGCTTGGTAATTACTTTGGTTCACAGTTTGGAAGCCCATCTACAGGATTTACTGGTGTCCAAGGCGGTGCTGGTGGGATGTACGTTCCCACGGCTCCAAGATAAGGGAAGGATAACATGCCTATCAATAATCCTACCCTTGATGCTTTGTTTCCTAGAGGCATTCGTAATTACAACCCCGGCAACATTCAGAATGGACCGTTTGCTCAGTCGCAACCGGGATACGTTGGTTCAGACGGGCGCTTTGCCCAGTTTGACACCATGGACAACGGGCTTGCTGCACACTCTGCCTTGCTCGACAGTTACGGCAACAAAGGTCTCAATACACTCAACGCGATTATTAATCGTTGGGCACCTTCTAGTGACGGAAATAGACCAGCCAACTATGCGGCGTTTGTTGGCAAGAAACTAGGCATAGATCCCAATCAACCGTTAGACATGAGTGACCCTAATGTTCGTAAAAACATTGCGACAGCTATGGGGACTTTTGAAAACGGAATGTCACCAACTGACCCCCGTTCTTGGCAAGCATCGGGAAGCCCACAGCCAGCAACTGGTGCGCCAATGCAACTACCGGGGGCTGTTGCTCCCAACACACAACAGCAGGGCGCTCAAAGCATATCCCTTGGCGACGAAGAGAACCAACAGCCATTTAATAACATTGGTTCTACGTTAGCTAACATGGGTGCATCTATTGCTTCCCTTGATAACCGTGGGACTGGTATTGCTTCCCTCAATGCTTCTCGTGTTGCTTCTAATCTTACTGCACAGGAAGCGGCTCGTGAAAAAGAGGGTGGCTGGAAGTATGCTGGTCAGACGCAAAACGGTCAGGGACTTATGTTCCAGAACTCAAAAGGTGAGATACGTGTTGAGCCTTTAACTGGTCAATTTGCTGGTGAGCGAGAAAACAAAACTACCTCTCAAAAAGACTATGAGTTTGCAAAACAAAACGGATACACAGGTTCATTTGAAGATTTTCATAATGGAATAGGTCAGTCTGATCCTGAGTCACTCAAATTAGCTGGCATGGACTGGCTGTCTAACGGTAACCCACAGGCTCTTAAAGATGTTCCAATTAAACAACGGCCAGAAGCAATGCGTTTGGCTAGGGAACAATTTAAGAAAGACACAGGACAGGATTTTGATCCAGCAGATCTAGCATTGCGTCGGGGTGATTACAAAACGTTACAAGCTGAAAGTTCTAAGTTTGGACAAATGCTTGCGCCTACCCAAGCAGCACATGACCGTCTTCAAGAAGACATTAAAATTGCAAAAGAACGAGTTGCTGATCTACCTTCTGAGCTTAATTCGTCAAATATGCCATTTAATAAATTCATGCAAATGACTGCTGAACAATTACAACAAAATGGATATGCTGATAAATTAGTTAAAGCTCGTGAGTCAATTTATAACGTTGAACGTGGTTATAGCAGTGTTCAAGCCAATGGTCTTCGTTCTGGCGACACTGTTGCTGCTCAAAAGCGAGCTGAAGGTCTTATTAATTCGGCAATGACGGCTGATACACTTTTGGGTCAGTCAGATAAAGACGGAAAACGTGCTGGTGGTCTTCTAGACTTTATGGGTGAATCAAGCACACGAATATTAAATTCAGTTAAAGGCGGCCAAGAAACTCTTCGTAAAGAATGGAAAACTAGAGCTAGAAACTTTGGATCTGGTGTTCAACAAAACGAAGATAATATTATTTCAGATATTGATAAACAAATTAAACCCCCATCCATTTCAAATACACCCGCATCGTCATCGCCAACAATTAGTAGGGAGGACGCATTAGCGGAAGCGCGTCGTAGAGGACTCATCAAATAATGACTGATTACACTACGCTGTCCGATGATGAAATCATGAAGGCGGCTGGCATTAGTAAAGGTGCCGATTATTCAAAGCTGTCTGATGATGATATTCTGAAGGCAGCGGGTGTAACAAAGCCCACACAGCAAAGTTACTCTAAAGATTTAGCTTATGGTCTAGAAAACGATATCCTTCGTGGATCTGCAAATACCTTGAAACAACAAGGATACCCAGAAACAGCAGGATACCTTTCTGGTGCAGCAGATCTAGTCCATAAAGCCGCTGGCTTAGACACTTATTCACCAGATGAAGGCGATACGTCTCTCATTGGTCGCCTGTCAAACATACCACATACCCTTACACAGGGTGCCCCCGGTATGGCTCAGGATATTGCTGCTGGTGCTGCTGGAACGGCTGTAGGTGGTCCTGCTGCTGGTCTTTTAGCGTTTGGTGGCTCTTATGGTCTTCGTCATCTTGGAGAAGTCAAAGACCGTATTCGTGAAGCAGCCGGAAAGGGACCAAACGACGAACTGTCTACTAGTGAACAATTACGAGCTGGTGGAGGTCTGTTAGCTGACGTTCTTTTAAATCGTTTTGGTATCGGCAAAATTGTGAAGCCGGGGCCAGTTAAAAACGTTGGTCTTGCTGCGGCTCCAGAGATAGCCAAAAAGACTGTTGGAGGTATCGCAACTGGTGCAGGTGTTGGTGGTGGGCAGACACTTTTAGATTCTGCTGTTTACGACCAAAAAGCACCAAGCCTTAGTGATACAGTTGTTAATGCGGCTACAGGTGGCGTTGCGGGCGCTGCTGGCTCAATACCTAATATAACAAAAGAAAGCATGAGGGCCGCAAGGTTTAGGTCTCTTGCTAAGTTACCTCAAGATAGCGTGGCTAATGTTGCTAATAAAATAGCAGAAGTTGATAATGCGGGTAGTAGTAATGTTGAAAAAGATACTGCCAAGTTATTCAACGCTGATATTGCGAATGCTGTTGCTGATAATGCATTTAAAGCTCAAGTTCGCGCTAATACGGTTGCAAATGGTGGCATAGATACAACCTCTCCATTGTTGAGAACAATATCCACAAAATTAGGTCTTGGGCATAAATTAGATCCTTCTGAAATAACTGCGCTTCAAAATGAAGTAGGAGGCACCAAGGAAGGTGACACGCTTGTACAAGCTGTTATTGACCGTAATACCGTAAATCATATGGCTCCATTGTATAATGGCGGCCTAAGTAACACTGGTTTTGGTAAGCTTGTTGCTCCGTTTGGATCAAAACTAACTAACGTCATGGACCTTGGTATTCTGGGGGCCTTAACAAACGGACACCATCTTCCTTATATTGGTTCATCAGCGCCATATGTTGCTGGTGGGTTACTTGCAGCACAAGGTCTTGGATTTGCAGCCACGCGAGGATTAGACCGTCTTTCTGGTGCATCCAATCCAACCAAAGTTATCCTTGATAAATACCTTGGTAATACAGGCACTCCTCCTGTTACAACCACACCGTTTATTCAACAGCAAAACCAACAGGCGTTTCAACAAGCAGCAGCACAACATGCAGCTCAACAGGCTCAACAAGCCAATATAAGCACTGGTCCTGTTAATACTGTTCCAACGCCAGCTCAAATGGCAAAGGCACAGCGTATTCAACAACAATTTGCTCAAGCTAATCAGGCTGCTGCAACTAATCAATTTGCATCGGCATTAGCAAAAGCTCCAGATGATTTTGTAGAAAGACCTAAAGCTCCTCCACCAGCTCCTGTTACCCCAGAAAATGAAATCAGGCTTATGGCGAAGCTGAACGCATTGACAGCACGACAAAAGCTAACACCAAGTCACGCTCCAATGCCGGGAGAGGATATTGTAACACCACAGCGTAATCCTTCTCAAATAGCAGAGCCTAATCCTGTTCTTGAGGCTAAGTTACAAGCAAAACTTGATAAGCAAGCGAGTAAGCCAAAAGCTACTCAAGAAGAACCTGTACAAAATACGGCAAAACCAAAAGTAGCTAAAGCAAAAACAAAGACATCAGAACAGCCTAATCAAGAAGAATCTCCTGTCAAAGATACCTATGTTGTAAAAACCAAAGAAGGTGATGTAGTTCATTCAACTAAAGACACATGGTTATCTGAAGATGCTCGTAAGGCAAAAACATCATTATATGCCAATGCAAGAGCGCAAATTTGGAGAGCGGCAAGTTCTGCTGATGGTTTATCTCAATCTGCCAAAACAGTAATCAACAAAAACCGTGCTGATTTTATGGATACCTTACGTCAGCACAATAATCGAGCTGATGCTCAGGCAGCATTTGAAAAAGAGATACTTCCTCGCTTTTCGGAAAAGGATCAAGGTATTCTCACACAGTTCTTCAATGAAAAGACAGTTAAAGTCAGATCTGGAGATACTTTGGTTAAAGCACCATCCTTCTGGAAAACATGGAAACATGCTGATCAAAAGTCTGCTGTAAATGCTCGAAAAAAGAATAGAAAGCTAAACAAGGAACAAAATGACTGACATCATTCATATCGGTGACGGTCGTTACGTTGAGAATACAGAGGGGGCCTTATTCCCGCCCCCTCAAGAACCTAAACGTTCTTGGCAGCGTAAGTTTAAAGACCCTAACCGTAAACCTACGCCTCCTCTTAGAAAACCAAAGGCAGCATCAAGGCCTAATACATATCAAGCAGACTATACTGCTTTGATACCAGGCTATGCAGAATACCGCAATTACATGACCGAAATCGGTTCACGTTATGCTTTTTCTGGACAGCCAATTGGTAACAAAGAGGGATACAACAGAACGACTATAAAAAGAGCTAGAACGATTGCGCTCAAGCAGGTTAAAATTGATATGGAAAACATCAAAAAGAACATGGAAGTAAACGAGATGGCTGAAGAGGCGCTAACAGGCGCTTTGACAGTTCTTCGCTCTCCTAACACACAACAAACCAAGCTTGCTGCTGCAAAGCTTATCCTTGAGTTCACTCGTAGCAAACCAGTCGCCAAATCTGAGGTCAGTGTGAACAAAGCTGAAGAATGGTTGGCTTCTATTGCAAATGACGAAGACTAAGGTAGTACGCAAACGGCTATACGATGATTTTGAGTTCTACTCCAAGAACGCTATTCAAATCAGAACGAAACAAGCAGAAATCAAACCGCTTGCTCTCAATGCGCCACAGCGTAAACTCCACGACGCTATAGAAGCACAACGTAAAACCACTGGTAAGGTCCGTATCGTCATTCTCAAGGCGAGACAGCAGGGCTTCAGTACCTACGTCCACGGACGCATGTATTGGACCCTTAGTCAGCGCCACGCACGAAAAGGACTTGTTGTTGCTCACCAAGCAGACAGCTCCCGCACCTTGTTCGATATGTACAAGCGAACCCACAAGGAGATGCCTGACTTATTGAAGCCAGCGACACTGTATAGTTCTCGTAAAGAGCTTGTGTTTAGTCAGCTTGACACGGGTATACAGGTGGCAACTGCTGGTGGCGATAGTATCTCTCGTGGTGAAACGTTTACCGACGCACATCTATCTGAGGTGGCCTTCTGGCCGAAGGCGACAGCCGCTGAAAATCTTAACGCACTTCTCCAGTCTATACCTGATGAAAAGGACACATCCATCTACGTAGAAAGTACCGCAAACGGTATGTCTGGTGTGTTCTATGACCTCTGGTGTGGTGCTGTAGATGGGACTAACGGTTTCATACCGTTCTTCAGTCCTTGGTTTGACAGTCCTGAGTATACTGTGGATGTAACAGATGCTTTTGAGAGAACATATGAAGAAGAGGAACTCGTCTCTCAATATGGACTGTCAGACGGCCAACTTATGTTTAGGCGTCGTCGTATCGCCCAGACAGGACGCGAAAAGTTCCTTCAAGAATATCCATCGAACGCTGAAGAAGCCTTTATTGCTTCTGGTAGACCAGTGTTCAACCCAGATCAGATCCATCGTTTCATGCAGGAGGCTGAAGAGCCGCTATACCGCATGGCATTAGAAGGTGAAGCCTTTGAGAAGCATCCAAGGGGTGAACTTAAAGTCTGGAGAGAACATGAGGGTTCAGAGCGTTATTTCATAGGGGCTGACGTAGCCATAGGCATCAAGGACGGTGACTATAGTGTTGCCCAAATCCTCGACAGTCAGAAACGACTGGTTGCCTCATGGAGGTCACATGTACACCCTGATTACTTTGCTGATGTTCTTTTCGCTCTTGGGCATTACTACAATGAAGCCCGTATATGTGTCGAAAACAACAACCACGGTCTCCTCACGGCGATAAGGCTAGGGCGAGACTTAGCGTATCCAAACACCTACACAGAGATTGGCGAAGGTCAGCTTAATGACCGCGACAGTTTCACCATTGGCTTTAGAACTACCTCCAAATCGAAACCACTAATCATTGATAGGTTGCGCGCTGCGCTCCGTGAAGATGAAATGTGGATCTCCGACAAGACTACTTTGCAAGAGATGCTCCAATACATTGTGACTGAGAGCGGCTCTATGGAGGCAGAGGAGGGCTGTCATGACGATACAGTTATGGCGCTTGCTATGGCTAACCATATCCATGACGGGAAGTTTACCCCGATCAAAGTTACTGATGATTTTTACTTAAAGGCGATTTAGTTAATGCAAGCAAAAGAATTAACTGATGAGGCCATCGGGGTTCTCGTAGATCGAAAGATCCAAGAAGCTGTCAAATGGTATAACTCGAAGCTCTCTCGTGAACGCGAGAAAACGATGAGTTATTACAATGGGGAGCTTCCGTTACGCCAGTCTCCCGGTTCGTCCTCTTATATCAGCACTGAAGTCTATGATGCGGTAGAAAGCATGAAGTCTCAGTTACTTGAGACGTTTGCTGCTGGTCGTGAGATAGTCAAGTTTGACCCAGATAAACCAGAAGACGCTGAAGAGGCACGTATTGCTTCTGCCTATTGTGATTATGTGGTCTTCCGTCAAAACGATGGTTACCAGATATTCTCAGACACTATTCATGATGGACTTATAGCTCGTAATGGTGTGGTCAAGGTCTACTGGGAAGAAGATGAAGATCAATCTGAAGAAGAGTTTGAAGACCTACCAGAAGAAGCTATCCATTTACTTACGGCTGACGATAGTATCTCTGATTTATCTGCGGAACTTGACGAAACAACAGGTCTTTACTCAGGTAAACTGACTAGGGTCACTGACATTTCTCAAGTCAAGATTGAAGTCATCAATCCAGAAGAGTTCTCTATTGAACCTCAAGCTAAACATCTTGGTCCAGAATACTTCTGTAGCCATCGGTCACTAAAGACCAAAGATGACTTGATTAAAATGGGATTCGACCGAAAGAAGATTGAAGCTGCTGGTGGTGTTGAAGACAAGCTATCGTTACAGGCAATGCCTGAGACATTCGCTCGTTTCCAACAGTTAGACGCTGGTTTCAAGGTAGACGACTCTCAGCAACAAGACGAACTAAAGATGGTCTTGGTGCATGAGTGTTACTGGAAGATTAAACGTAAAGGTGACAAACACGCCAAGCTTTACAAGATAGTGCGTCTTGGCAACCAGACACTAGAGATTGATGAAGTCTCTGATCTACCATTTGTTGTCTATACGCCACTTCCGATACCCCATTCTTTTTACGGAAACAACTTTGCTGCTCGTGTAATACCAGCGCAAAACGTCAGAACAGTTTTGACCCGTTCTATCGTTGACCACGCGACGATTACAGTTAACCCTCGCTATCAAGTCCTAAAAGGTGGCTTAACGAACCCTCGTGAGCTTCTGGACAATCGTCTTGGTGGCATCGTTAATGTTACCAGACCAGATGCAGTTTCTCCTTTAGAACAATCTCCGCTTAACCCATTTGTCTATCAGACACTGGAGTTAATTAAAGCTCAAAACGAAGAAACGACTGGCATTAGTTCGCTTAGTCAAGGTCTCAACAAAGACGCTATCAGTAGTCAGAACTCTGACGCTATGGTTGAAAGATTAGTATCTCTTTCTCAAACACGGCAGAAAATAATTGCTCGTAACTTTGCTAACAACTTCCTTGTTCCTTTGTACCTTAAGATTTACTCGATTGTCATCCAGAAGGAAAACAAGAAGAAGGTCGTGGAGTTAGCTGGTAACTGGGTTGAAGTTAAACCTTCTGACTGGAGAGAACGTAAGTCTGTCTCTGTCTCATTACATCTTGGTTACAAAGAGCATGACAATGAGGCTGAGAAGAGATTGCAGATTGCAATGTTCTTAACTCAGAACCCACACTTTGCTCCCATGTTCCAGATGCCTAATGCTTACAAACTTGCATCTGATGTCATGAAGTTACGTGGGATGCCAGCAGTCAATGACTATCTGACACCACCTGACAAAGTGCCACCGCCACAGCCAGATCCAATGGCAGTGCAAAACATGCAGAATGAGACACTGAAGGCTCAGGCAGCAATGATTGCCGCTCAAGCTAACCAGCATAAGGTTGACATGCATGGGGCTATTGAGAGTAGCCGTGAGCAGTTACAAGAACAGCAACGTCAGTTCGATAATATCTTCAAGCAACATGAAGAGAAACGCAAAGACATCGACATTGCTAACAAGGTAGACATTGCTCAACGTGAGATGGAACTTGAGGAGTCAATGCGTCCTCAAGAAGTTAAACAGAACATGATTGTGAGTCCGAATGGCTAAGAAGCCTATGTCAATAAAACAATGGGAAAAGTCTTCCATGGATAAGAAGCTAGACAAAAAGTCTGGTCTCAAGGAAGGCTCAAAGAAAGAACAGGCGGCTGACCGTAAAGCTCTCGCTGCTTACAACAAACGGAAGAAATAATGGCTGATTTTATTACACCACCAGCTCCTGTTGATCCAGTGCCCCCAGCACCAGCACCAGAAGTTCATTACGTTTACCCCGGCGACGTTCGTTCAGAATTTTCAGTTTAAGGATTTTATAATGGCTAAAATGCCTAACTCAAAAAACATTACGACCCCAGATCCAGAGGGTCCACACGGTCAGATGAACCGCAAGAAGGCACCTAAAGCACCAAAGGGCGCAAAGCTCTCTGCTGGTGCCGGAGCTACATTCGGTTCTGGTAAGGGTATGGGTGGTCGTAAAGGCTGCTAATTGACCCAAGAAGAAATAGTGCATCGGGGGAGGGTCGCACAGACTCTCCTCCAGTCAGAGGATAACCAATGGTTCTATAGCCATTTGAAGACGCTCATCCTCGACAGCATCACCCAAACAAAACCAGAGCAAGCTCAAGAGCGAGAGCAACTCTACTTCCAACACAAAGCAATAGATGACCTTCTAGGCATCATGCACTCCTATGTGGACGCCGCTATGGCTATCCAACAAACAAATGAAGGTATAAGCGATTAATGCAAACAGCTACCACACAAGGCGCTGACACTGAACTACACAGCGGAGAACCCGCTGCTGACGAATTTTACCGCCGACTGACAAGCACGGACGCTGAAGAGCCATCCGAAGAAGAAGGCACCGATAACGAGGACAATACCGACGACTCTGAAGAGACTGAAGATGCTTCCGACGAAAGTCCAGAAGACGATGAGGAAACTGAAGAGAGCGATACGGAAGACACTGAAGAAACTGAAAGCGACGACACCGACACAGAAAACGATGAGGAAGAAGAGGTACCACCGAAAGACACCAAGGGTAAGAAGCCTACGGTTATCGAGTCGGATGATGCCATAGTAAAACTCAAGGTTGACGGACAGGTAGTTGAAGCATCCATCAAGGATCTAAAGCGTCTATACGGTCAAGAAGCCTCATTAACTCGAAAATCCCAAGAAGCTGCACAGATAAAGCAAAAGGCAGAAGAGAGTGGTCAGAAGTATGTGGCTGGTCTCGAAAATCTACTTAAACGCGCTCAAGAACAGGCAGCTCCCTACGCTAACATTAATTTCCTTGCGCTAACTAAAGACCCTAACGTTTCTTCCGAAGAACTAGCAGCACTATCTGACGCTGCAAATAAAGCTTTTGAGAACGTTCGTTATCTGGAGTCTGAGTTAGATGGTGTTGTCAAGAAGGCAACCGAAGAACGGCAACAGCAGCTTATGGTTGCAGCCAGAGAAACCATCAAGGTCTTGAGTGACCCTAAGACTGGTATCCCCGGTTGGAACGAACAGCTCTACAATGACATTCGTCGTTTTGCTGTTGAACAAGGAATGAATGAACAAGTTGTCAACGAGATGGTTGACGCTACAGCGTTCAAGATACTGCATAAAGCTATGCAATACGAAAAAGGGAAGCAGGCCGTTACTAAAACAAAGAAGGTAGATAAGACGCCTAAGAAGATTATCAAAGGTACACCAGACGAAGCCATTAAGAAAACTAGGGCTGAACCAAAACAAGACGCAATGAAACGTCTGCATAAGTCTGGACACGTTGATGATGCTGCTGATGCTTTCCTGTCACGTTGGGAAAAATAGTAACCCATCTTTCTAGGAATATTAATTACAATGGCTAATACATATACAGCCTACGAAGTCGTAGGTAAGCAAGAAGATGTCTCTGACATCATCACAAACATCTCTCCAACCACCACGCCATTCCAGTCAATGATTGGAACGGAAAGCATTCACAACGTGCTGTTCCAATGGCAGGAGGACGCACTCGCTGCTGTCAATACGTCGAACTATCAGTATGACGGCTTCGATGCTTCTGAGTCTGCACTAACGGCAACGACCATTCGTTCCAACTATTCGCAGATCCTCCAAAAATCAATTAAGGTTGCTGCAACGGTCGATAAGATTGCTCGTTATGGTCGCGCTAAGGAAACTGCGTATCAGCTCGCTAAAGCAGGAGCTGAACTTCGCCGTGACCTTGAGTACTTCCTGACGAACTCTCAGGCAGGCACGGGTGGACAGAACGCTGCTAACAATCTCCTTACGTCCATCGGTAACACGACAGGCGGCTCTGGTTCAGCAGCTCTTCCACGTAAACTTGCTGCATTCCAGTCACAGGTAGATACGTCAACCTATGGCTCCGCATTGCTCACGAAGACGGGTTCTTCAAGCACCGCAATGACGGAAGCTAACCTCACGACTGTTCTTCAGCAGCTTTTCAACAACGGTGTTGATCCTAAGTTCCTTATGATACCACCGGGAGAAGCTTTGAACATCGCAAGCTTCGCTACAGCAACTGGCCGTTACCGATTTGCAGACAATGCAGAAGCTGAAGCAGCTCGTCGTGTGGTGAATGTTATTGACCTCTACGTCAGCCCATTCGGTGAAGTTAAGGTTATCCTTAACCGCTTTCAAGTGAACACTGACCATCTGATCTTCGATCCAGACATGTGGAAACTGATGGTTCTCCGTCCGTGGACACGTACGCCACTCGCTACGATTGGTGACGCTGAACGCCAGATGATTGTCGGTGAGTTCTCACTTAAACATCGAAATTGGGGAGCAAGTGGTATCGTTCGTAAGAGCGCATAACACCCCTTAAAATAAACGGGGCTATGGGAAACTGTAGCCCCACCTTAAGAAACAAATGACCACAGACACTGATCTAATTAACCCAGAGGTTACGTTCCACGAAGACCCTGATGCCGCATTGGTTATCAAAAAGGAACAAGCAATACCACAGTCCTTCTTGGACAGACTAAAGGTTGCTCGTGATGATAGCGCGAACAATCGTATGGGTGACTTCCACCGTATTGCATCCATCCCGACTGTAGTTGTCGAAAAGTGGATGCGTGAAGGTTTTAACATTTGGGACAAAAACATTAAGGCTTCTGAGATTGTTGCAAGGTTGAAAACCGAAAACCTAGAAGCGTTCCTAACGACGACCAAGAGGATTTAACATTGGCTATTGATGCAAAGAATACTGACAAGGGTACCATAGCTGCTCTTGCTGCTGCTGGCTCTGGAACAGTAACTAGCTCCGACATCATGAACCCTACAGGCTCTGGTGTACGTGTGTCTATCAACGTGTCTGCTATTAGTGGAACTTCAGCAACTCTGGTTGTTAAGGTCCAAGGTAAAGACGTTGCTTCTGGCACCTACTACGACATCATGACTGGCCCTAACATCACTGCAACTGGCTTTACGTCTATGGTGATCTACCCCGGCATTACGCAGTCTAACAGCTCAACTGTTCGTTCTGATCTAGTGCCTGAGTGGTATCGAATTTCCTACACCATCACTGGTACAACCCCTTCAGTTACTGGAACCATTGGCGTCTGTAGTCAGATATAAGAGGATAAAACGTAATGGCTTTCGTTGACGTTAAAAACCAATTCCTAGGACTTCTCAATCGTAGAGACATTACGCCTTCTCTGACCAACACATTTCTTCAGTTTGGTATCCAGCGTATTCAAAGGGAACTCCGTGTCCCTGCTATGGAGAAGCTTGCTGACTTCGTGACTGATGGTTCTGCTAGTGTTGCTGTTCCCGGTGATTACTTGGAGATGATTAGTATCTACACAACGGATACCACCAGCCACAAAAGGCTAGTGCGAACTGATGCTCAAACGATTTTAGATTATTCTCAGATACCGGGGAACCCTCAGTATTACTCCAGAATAGGTGGGTCTTTCGTTATAGGACCAGTGCCACCATCTGGAACTAATATCTTCATTTACTACTATGCAGATGCTTCAGCGTTAGTTGCTGATAGTGACACTAATTGGCTAACTGAAATAGCACCTACACTATTGGTTTATGCAGCCCTTGCTTACTCTGCCGACTATTACCTCGATGATAGAAAGCAGATGTTTGAAGCCTCCTATCTGCAAATAGCTGAACAACTACAGAACATGGCCTTACAAGATGAACTAGAGAACGCCTCAGTATCATCTGCCTATGACTCATCTCCGAATTACATCGGTCCATTTTATGGGTGGTAATATTGTCTAGCTCATCGTTTTTCTCAGGTACTAATCCGACCCCTACTGAATATCAAACAGCAGTTAACCTAGTAGCTCAAGCTACCGAACAGGCTACCCTTGCTATTGCTGCTGAAACTGCTGCTGTTAACGCAGCCACTAGTTCACAAAACTATTCGATAGCCGCTGGTACCTCAGCGACATCGGCAGCTAACCAAGCATCCGCTGCTGCTACCAGTTCCGCTGGTGCATTGACGTACAAGAATGCTGCCGCTAGTTCTGCTTCTGACGCAGCGACATCAGCTACTAACGCTGCTGCCAGTAACACTTCAGCAGGAACCTCAGCTACTAACGCAGCCAACAGTGCTTCTGCTGCTGCTACAAGCGCAACGGCGGCTGGTACCTCAGCGACAAATGCTGCCTCTAGTTCCTCTGCTGCTGGCACTTCAGCAACTAACGCTGCTGCTTCTGCTACCTCAGCATCTAACAGTGCATCTACAGCTACCACTCAAGCAACTGCTGCTGGAACGTCAGCTACCAATGCGGCTACTTCAGCTACCAATGCAGCCAATAGTGCATCAGCAGCAGCTACCTCAGCTACTAATGCCGCTGCGTCTGCTACGAGTGCATCTGGTAGTGCAACTACAGCTACCACTCAAGCGACCAATGCGTCTAACTCAGCGTCTGCTGCCAGCACATCAGCAACCAATGCGTCTAACTCAGCGTCTGCTGCTGCTACCTCTGCTACCAATGCAGCCTCTAGTGCAACTGCTGCTGCTACGAGTGCGTCTAATGCAGCCTCTACGTTAGCGGGTGCTTTAGTCAAGACGAACAATCTGTCTGACCTGAGTAACGTGGCTACCGCAAGAACTAACCTTGGTCTTGTCGCTTCAGCTACAACAGATACCACTAACGCTTCTAACATTAGCTCAGGGACACTTGCAGTTGCTAGAGGTGGCTCAGGCGCTACAGCAACTACAGGCTCAGGTAGCAACGTGTTGGCTACAAGCCCACTGCTGACAACGCCTCAGTTACTTGGGTCATCTACTGGTTACACTACGTTTGCTTCTGCTAACGCTGGTGCTACCAACTACACGCTTACGTTCCCTGCTGCTACAGATACTGTAGTTACACTTGCAGCTACACAAACGTTAACCAATAAGACGCTTACGAGTCCTACGCTTACTACGCCAGTATTAGGAACGCCAGCTTCTGGAACACTAACGAGCTGCACGGGACTACCGTTGACTTCGGGTGTCACTGGCACATTGCCGGTAGCCAATGGCGGCACTGGAATAACAGCATTTGGAACAGGCGTAGCTACTGCATTAGGCAATAATACAAATGCCACTAGTGGATTAGCCGTTCTTAATAGCAGCGGTGCGTTAGCGGTAGGACAAGGCGGCACTGGCCTCACCAGTTTAACGGCTGGACAAATACTTTATCCGACTAGCTCTAGTGCGTTTGGATCAAGCAGCAATCTGTTTTGGGATAGCACGAATAGTCGGTTAGGAATTAGCACATCTCCCAATTATTCGTTGGATGTAAATGGTGTTGCTCAATTTCGATATGGATTTCAAACAGGTTCATCGGCTGGCTTGTCTTTTGGCGCATCAAAAATGATGGCGCAAATGGAAAGCAATTCTATATGCAGAATGTATGTTTGTGGGCCAGATACAGCTACCGGCGGTCAACTTGAGATTTATACTGCAAAAAGTAATGGCAGTCCTGTTCTTGGATTGTTGCAAGACGCATCCGGCAACCTCGGACTAGGTGTGACGCCGAGTGCTTGGAGTTTAGGAAAAGCAATACAGATCGGAAGTAGCGGAGATGCCGCTATTCTTGGATATGGAAATAGCGCATATTTTACTGCTAATGCTTATTACAATGGCGGGTGGAAATATACGGCGGCAAATTATGCGTCATACTATTACCAAGTAAACGGCCAGCATCAATGGTTCACCGCTCCATCCGGCACCGCAGGAAACACCATCTCCTTCACTCAGGCGATGACGCTGGATGCTAGTTCTAATCTTAGCGTTTTGGGACAAATTAGCACAACAAAAACAGGAAATTTTTTCTTAAGCAACGGTGCGTCAACTACTAATCAATATTTTAATATACTGAATACAGGCGGTTCTTTCTTTTTAGGTGTCGAAAATTCATCCGGCGGTTCTTTAGCCACAGGAACAGCCGCATATTCTACTATTCTTACTACCCAAGGCTCCACAGTATTAAGTTTTGGAACCAACTTAACAGAACGTATGCGCATTGATAGCGCGGGTAACGTAGGTATCGGGACGTCTTCGCCTTCAACTATTCTTCAGCTAAAAAATGGAAGCACTCCACGTTTATCCATAGTGGACACTAGAAATAGTGTTGAATTTCAAGCATTAGCGGATACCATTGCCGGATACGTTGGGACGCAATCAAATCACCCGCTAATATTTTATACATACGTTTTAGAACGCGCCCGCATCTCCAGCGACGGCACCTTCCGCGTAAAGGGCGCAGGAACTGCTGGTAGCACTGACGCATTTCTGGTTGACGGAGCGGCACCCGCAAATGCAGCCCGCATCGACAGCAGCGGAAACCTGCTGGTTTCGCCGACAACTGTTCCCATTTCTATTGGTTCAGTTTCTGGAACAGTAAGTAGTAAAGGATACGCTGGACGATCTGGTTATACTGGATCTTATGACGCCCACGCCTTTAATCTTTATTATTCTAGCGGAACGCAATTATGGATTGATACTACGAATACAGGAACTATTACAGTAACATCAGATTATCGTATTAAAAAGAATGTTCAAACACAAACAATTACTGCTTTAGATCGTGTTTTGCAATTGCGTCCTGTCACATACACTTATGCTGATTATGAACCGTTTAGTTGGAAAGCTGACGGAATTGCGCGTGAAGGCTTTATAGCTCACGAATTAGCAACTGTTATCCCAAGTGGGGTTGACGGCGAAAAAGATGCTGCAAATCAAATTCAGTCCCTTCGTCTTGATGCTCTATGCTCTGTAATGGTCAAAGCCATCCAAGAACTCGCCGCTAAAGTCGAAGCATTAGAAGCAAAGGTAGCTTAATATGGCTAACACATATTCGTGGGTGATTTCGGCACTTGAGTGTTACCCACAGCAAGATAATCATACTGATGTTGTGTTCACCGTTCACTGGCGCAGACAAGCGACAGACGGAACGCATTTCGCAGACACTTACGGAAGTCAATCCGTAACGCTAGATCCAGACGCTCCATTCACAGCCTATGCTGATCTGACTGAAGCACAGGTTATCGGCTGGTTGGAAGCTGCGTTTGGCGCTGAGACA